AGAAGATTGCCCCGCCGGAGGTGGCGGATGCATGTCGGCGCCACTTCATGGGCGGCGAGACGTGGGTGAGCGCCGCTAGGCACAATGGCGTAGACCATCCCAAGTTGTACTTTGATTCCAGGCGTTGGCTATCGCGGGTCGATATCAAGCTGCCAGACGTAGGGGCACGGGGGCTCCCCCGGTTCTTGTGACGGTACGTTGTACGTACAAGGCACGATTCTTGCTTGCCAACCCTTCTTAGGTCGCGAGACCCATCCCCGCCACGGTTCGGCCCATGCCGTTGGCGTCCGCGAGGTCGAAGGCTGCCTGGACCTGTTGCCACACATGATTCTGTGAGAATCCCAGCACTTGTGCGACCTCGGGCCATGTGAGCCCGTCGACGTAGTGGAGCGATATCGCGTCCGCCCTCCAGCCCAGAAGCACCCATAGCCCCGCGTCCGTGTCCGTGCCGTACAGCACGGCGTGGGCCGCGTCTATGAGGGCGTAGTCGGATTCCAGGCGTCGGTGAAGCGCGGCTTCGCGGTCCACCATGTTCGCCACGGTACGCTCCATGCGGTCGTGCGACCCGCCCTTCACTCGCGGCTCGAAGGTCTGCGAACTGAGCCTGGTCGCGCTGTCTTGTAGGTTTGCCAGGAGACGCTGCACGCGCTCCGCGTCGCGGCTCGCTTCCGCCACGCTCTCGAAGAACTGCTTCGCCGTCAATTGAGCTTGACCGCCTTTCGCTCGTATTGGCTCCAGATACAGCAAAACGCCCCAGCGGGCGGCATCTGCTGGGGCGTCTTGCTCATGCGGAAGGCTTGGCGATAAGCCAATGCCCAAGTTCAACTGTGATTGTACCGCCTGACCTCGGCCGATTGAGTCGGGGAGGGTGATCATGTTTGGTCGCCGCGCTTGTCGGCGCTCGCGGAGTCGGCCACGCTTGCGGCTAGGGCCTTGTGGACCGTCCTTCTCACGTGGACGGCGGAGTATCCCAGCTTCTCGCCGACTTCCCGCCACGTGCGGCGGTCGACGTAGAACAACCTCATTGCTTCCACGATCCAGCCGTCACAAGTAGCTGCCAGCGCGTCGAGCACGGACAGCGCCGCGCCGACTTCCTCGGCGGACGGGCTCGCCCCGCGCGCAACCTCAAGCGTCCTTCTCGCGTCCATGGCCTAGCTGGTCCCGTTCACTTAGTCCACGGCTTCGAGGATTGCGGCGGCTTTCGCCTTTAGCTCCTCAAGCTCGATTTCGTCCAGCAGCTTCTGGGCTTCCGCCCTGGCTTCTGCGAGCTTGCGCGCGTCCGTCTCGCGTCCGCTCTTCACGCTCGTGACGACGGCGTGCTGGTTTGCCGGGATCTGAGTCAGAGAGACCTCGAAGAGATCCAGGTCCCTGAGCTCGTTGGCGCGCGTGCCGTCCGCGAGGGTCACGGCGCCCTGGTCGCGCACGCTGAAGGCGAATGAGAACTGGTACACGCGGCCCTGCTGCGCGAGTCTGCGCGCGTACTGTGCCAGTTCGTTGTCGGGGTCGAACTCGGCTTCGATGAAGAGCCCGCGCGTGTCCTCGTAGGCGTTCACCACATGGCCGATGTTGTGCTTTGGGTCGTCCGTGTTGTGCCCATAGAGAAGCGGTATCGGCTTGCCCTTGCGTCTCCACTCCGCGAGCGTGCGGGCGAACGCCCCGCGCTTCACCACGTCGCCGTAGCTGTCGGGTTCGCGGTCGAACGTGGACGCGTAGCCGGCCACGGTGCCCCCGCTGGTCATGTTGACGGGCTTGGTTCCGCTGTCCTTCGTGAGCCTGGCCCGCCCGGACGTGAGCGTTGCCTTGTTGTTGCCGTTGTACATGTGATCTCCTTTGTCGTTGCTTGTGGTCGCGGTGCCTGCGCCATCGGTCACGATGCGTTAGGCACGCTCGCCGAGCCTTGCCACCATTTTCTCAAGTTCGGCTATGCGGTCGGTCGGGCTGAGCTTTGCGCGGTCTGCCGCGGCTTTTGCTTCGTCCCTGCGGCGATCCTGCTCGGCCCTGAGTCGCGCACGCACGTCCTCGGCGCGCCGCTTTGCGTCCAGATCCCGCTCACGCTGCGCGAGCATTGCCTTGGCGATTTCGGGTAGCACTTCTGCCATCCGCTCCACCTGCTCGCCCGCGGTTATGGACACGCTGAGATCGTTTAGTTGATTCCATGCGACATACGTCGCGTCTTCCAGCTCCCTGTCGGTCATGGCGGAGATATCTTCGTCGCTGCGCTCGGTGCACTCAAGGGACGGCCCCAGAAGCTCTTCCACGGTGAGCTCGCCCATGGCGGCGGTGAAGCCGTCCATGGCCCTGGCTATCTCGTGGAGCGGCTTCTTGAAGTCAAATCGTAGGTTGTCGAGGTGCATTGCCGCTTCTACCCTTTCGTTATACCTGCGGCTGAGCTCGCCGGAAGCCATTCTTCGCACGCGATAGTGCGTGCTCCAGATGTCCTCTGTTACGACGCTCGACGCGGTAGGCGGAAGATTCCTCACGAGGTCGTCCGCTTCGGCAACGATTGCGTCGAGCTCTTCCTTGCTTACGGAGTAGAGCGGGGCCTTTCCTGCTCGGTCGGGCGTCGTCAGCTTCTCCACGCGCTTTAGGAGATCGCGCGCGGCTTTGTCAGCTTCCAGGACGCGCTCGCGGTCGGACTCGTCCATGCTCGCAAGCTTGTTGTTCCGTTGTTCATCCTTCCAATTGAAGGCGGGGAGCAAACTCATTGTCGATACCTCTTCCTAGGCCCGTCCGGGCCATCTTTGCGGCGCGGGCACACTGGCGCCGCGCCTTGTCTTCTTCTTTGCTTGCCTGGGGAGGTGTCACGCTTGAGAAAAAGCCATTTAGTATAGCCATTCCGTTGCGCGAGCGGTACCACCCCCGTTTTGTTTTTGCCATCAGAGGGAAATCGCTGCTGGGGGGCTTGCCCTGCGCTACCTGCAAACTCTCAAGATTTCGACACCCATCCGGGGGACATTCGTGACAGCCAACACTCAGCACATCCTCGGCCATTGATTGGGCTGTCACGTCGTGCGATTCGTGCAGATCCAACGCGGCATTGGTGTTGGGTTGGGGAGAGCCCCTGCCCACCCGCTGCGGCGCAAAGTCGCTCCAGCGTGGGAGCGCCGCCTGAGCTTCACGTCTCGGAGGTCGGTCGCTGCCGAGCGCCTACTGAGTGCAGAGACCTAACCTCCCCGCGCGCCATTGCCTAGGTTCGCACGCGGGATGATGTGACGGCGTTCCCACGTCCAGGGCGGCTCCGCGCCGCTCGCCACGGTGGTGTCTGAATGGTTTGCGGGTAGTTTGCGGGTAGTCGGACACAACTTGCTACCTGCGCAAACGTCCGATTTTTACCCGTTCACCCGCTACCCGCGGCCACAACCTTTTCTTATTACTCTCTCTTCTTCTTACATTTATTTGAGAAAAGAACGGGTAAACGGGTACTTTTAGCGTCTGACCTGCGGATTTCTTACCCGTAAGTAGTACCCGTTCACTACCCGTTCAACCCGTTCACGCCTGCGCGTGAAAGCCCCTGACCTGTCGGCCGCGCGAGTAAACGTCTTTCCGCGTGACCATGTTGAGGTGCCTGTTAACGCGGAGCGTGAAGGCCCGCTGCTCCACGGGCTTGCGCCCTGCGCTGTCGCAGAATCCCTTGTACTGGCCGTATGCGTCGGATACGGCCATGCCGTCGATGTGCGACTGCCGGATGCCGTCGTTGCTTATCCAGTACATCACGCTGTCGTTGTCGTTCGCCACTGACTCGCGCATGTCCTCGGAGTAGCGCGTGGGCATGAATCCGCCGCGCGCCACGAGCTGCGGAAGCCGTCTCAAGGCCAGGTTCAGCATGTACTGGCGCGATTGCTCGGTGTCCAGCGTGTCCCAGATGTTAGAGACTCGCCGCTGCGGGTCGTGCCGGAAGTCAGCCGCGAACGGTATCCCGTGGATACGGTCGAGCATGCCGCCTGAGTAGTCGGCCAGGCGTGGAAACTGGTTCGCCGCAAACACGAGGGTGCAGTAGGGCCTTACGCTGTCTGGGGTTCGGTACTTCTCTTCGATTGTGATTGCGTCACCCGTGACGATCTTCTTCACGACGGATAGCGGCGCGCTGTCGATGATGCCGTCCGCTATGTCGTCGCCGACGTTCACGAGCTTGCCCACGATGGGCGCTTGCATGAACCGGCGTCCCACGTCGCGGAGGTCCACTGTCGAGTAGTTGCCTTCTCCCACGAGCCCCTGGAGCATTCTTAGGAAGACGCTCTTCCCGTTGCCGCCCGTGCCGATTAGCACGGCCATGGTCTGGAGCTCGCGTCCTCGGTAGATGCACGCGGCCATGACCTCTTCCAGGACGATGCGCGTCTCCGGGTCGCCGCACGCGAACGCGTCCAGGGCCCTGTCCGTCGCTTCGTCGTAGGTGTTGGGATTCCACGCAACCGGAAGGACGTTCGGGATGTTGAGGTCCGGCGTGTTGAAGATAAAGCCGTCGGAGTGGCCGTCTGCGTCCAGATCGTCGTAGCCCTCAACCCACGGGTTCACGATGCCGTTTGCGCACGCTATGAGGTGTGGGTCTCCCTGTTGGCACCTCGGTGCCACGATGTGGAGGTAGCTTGCTACTTCTTTTCGGTGGTTTGTCGTGGTGCCGTCTGCGAGGTCTACCACGGCGGCGTCCCATGCGGCGTACCCTATGAGGTAGCGCCTGTCCAGGTCGTCCCAGATGGCCGGTATGCCCTCGATGTACCGGGCATGTCGATGGGCCATGAGGTCTAGCCCCATGTTCTCGTGGTAGAACTTCGTATGCTTGTCGCTCCAGTAGGTTCGACGCTTCACGGGCGCCTGTTCCCCTTCGGTCAGCTCGCCCAGATCCTTGTCGCTCACTCATCAATCACCCCCTAACCCCAGGTCGTAGGTATAGGCCAGCTCAACCACGCGCGCCCACTGTGTGACGATCCAGCGGATGAGGTCGGCTCGGTACTTGTAGAGCGGCTTCCCGTACTCCTGCTGGGCTGGTCCCGTCGCGTGGTACGCCATCACGTAGCGGAGCATGGGGTCCGTCACGTCGTCGGCCCTCATGAGGTCGGCCAGCTCGCGAAGGTCGGGGCGCCACCCCACGAGCGTGTCCAGGCGTTCGTCCCTCCTGTCGAAGGCGTCCTGGCGCATCCTTGCGGGGTTCACCTTCTTGCGCGTTTTTGCCACGGTGATAACGTCGTATCGGTGCTTCCCATCGTGGATCTCCGCGTACTTCGGGCGCCGCATTCCTGACATGTTGAGCAATGCAAGCGTCCTGTCCGCGTCCCCATCGGTTGCGGCCAGAAGGTACGCCGTCAGAGCCGCGTCCGCCGCGCTGCGCGAGTTGTCGCTTCCCGGGCTGTACTTGTCGCGGTCACTTGCCCATCCTAGGTAGTTACCTTTTTCGAACATGTCGCGCCCGTGTCGGTAGTGCCCGCACATCCAGGCCACGGCGCGTTCGTCGTCCTTCGTCAGCTTCACGTCTTCGAGCTCGCGCATAAACTCCGCGGCTTCCTCGTAGGCGTTGGCTGTCACGATCGGTCTATCCGCGAACTCCGTCTGGTATAGGTCGGCCAGAACGTCCTCCGCGTCCTCGTTGAGCTCTTCGCGGCCGTCCAGCACGTCGCCCGACACGGTGCAGTAGCGGTTAGTGTGGCCGCCCACGTAGACCTCTACGCGTGCGCCCTTCTGCCCCCGGTCGGGGATGAAGCCGTCCGCAACGCATATGACGTGCACTCCATGGCCGCTCACGCTGCGCTCCGCGTAGGAGTCCAGCTTGGAGACAACCGCCCGCGAGAAGCCGTCGAGCTCGCCGCGCCTTATGCAGCCGTCCAGGTCCACGAGCGCTTCGCCGTCGTCAAGCACGTAGCCCAGCCCGTGAACGTCACCGCGCCGTAGCGCGTCCAGTGCGGCTTCGAATGTGCTCCACGTGGACGGGTCGCTCACGGACCCCGCTCGCAAGGTGCGGACGTTCTTGGGTAGCTTGCTAGCCGCTTCCAGGGTGCCGTCCGCCCTTCGGTGCCACATGTGGCCGTCGTGGGGCTCCAGCGTGTCCGGGTCGAACTGGGTCCACCTTCCGGAAGGCTCCTTGGCTCCCCAGATCCAGCCCATCCAGCGGGGCTTCCGGCGCATGCGGTCGGGGAAACGCTCCGGTGTCGGCTTATTCTTGGCCATCTTCGCCACCTTCCTGCGAATACTCCATGTCGTGCCACCAGAAGACAAGCCTGTTGGTGGACTTAGGACAGTCCGCCTTGAAGAGGTAGCCGATGCCCAGTAGCCAGAAGAAAAACTCTTTTGCGAACTCGTACCTAACATGTGCTAGCTTTGCCAGCCGCGAAACGTTCTTCTTGTAGGTAGGGCAAAGTGTGTCTGGCGTCCGTTCCAGGTCCGCGAATATTGCTAGCAACATAAGCACGCACTTTTTCTTGTAGTACGGCTTCCATTTCGGGTGTTCGTAGATATCGCTGACTATGAAGGCGAGACGTTTCGCGTCCTTCGCTGTCATGCCCGCGTAGGGTTCTCGCGCCGTCATAGGTAGGACTCCGCTAGCCGCTTGAAGTCCACGACGCGGTAGCCGCCTGCGATAAGGACGGGGCGCATGTCGTATGCACCTTCCGGCTGGATGTAGGTCGCGAGGTCGTAGAAGTCCCCGCCCGCCTTCTCGCCCATTCTGTTCCAGTCGACTATGAGCTTCGCCGTGTCGTCGTCGGTGAGGTCGGTCACGTCGATTGCGACGGGCGAGTTCTTGCACATCCAGAGCACGGCGCGAACGGCGTCTTCGAACGCCCCCTTCGGGTAGCTCAGACTCATACGGCGTTACCGCCCACGAGCCCGTTCTTCTCGGTGTCTGCGGCCACCACGCGCCACCGCGCGGGATACCGGAGCGCTTGCAGTTTTCCGCGTGCGCACATGTCGCGCACGGTGCGAACCGGCTTGTTGAGCTTCCTTGCCGCTTCCTCGATGGTTGCGCCCGCGTCCGGGTTGTCGAGAAGCTGGAAAACCACCTGCCCGCCCACGACGCCGGCGGAGATCCAGTCGAGCTGTTCGAACCTGGCGTTCAATACCTCGGTGAGCGTTGGCACGTCCATGCCGAACTGGTCCTTTACCTTGATCCTCATTGCCGCCCCCGCTTCCTACGCCGTGAAGGTCGCGTCGCGGGGGATGCGCCACTGGCCGCGGAGCTTCACCGCGCCGGGTATCTGGTTCGCCTGCAAAGCGCGGTAGATCGTCATTCGTGAGACTGAGTTCTCGGCCGCGAAAACGGCCGGAGATACCTTCTTCACAAGCACGGGCTCGCCGCCCGCGCCGCTGTTCCTAATGTTTGCCATGTCTTGTACCTCCAGAAATAGCGGCCCGCCCCGCAGAAGGGGACGGGCCTTGTTCTTGATTGCGTTTGTGGCTGTTGGTTGCGCCTGGTCGCGCTATGCGTCCGGGTCGATTTCGTCCAGGACGGTGTAAGTGATGAGGTCGTTCTGGAACAAGGTATGCTCCAGGGATTCGAGCGCTTCCATGATGCGGTAATGGACCTTGTAGACCTGCACACGCTCACCGAGTGTAAGCAACTGGTCGTGGAGTTCGATTCTCATGTCTAAAGCTACGCGGTCTTCTTCTTCGCTCTGATAGGACCACCTGTTGGCGATCTTTTCCAGCCCCTCGTAGTTGTATCCGTTGTCATTAAGCTTGTTGCAAAGGTCAAGGATTGTTGGGCGGGTGCCCCATGCGAGTGCGACGATTGCCGGCTTCACATACATCATTTGGCAACAGTCGCAGCACTTCGCGTCTGAGTCGCTTACGACGGGGTAGGCGAAATGGCCGGGGCCGTTGATCGGCTCGCCGCAGATGGCGCAGCCCTCTGGCTCTTCTGTGTTTCCCCTGTCAGTTTTTCGCATGATAGAATCCTTCCTGATGCCCCTTCATGTGGGCACCTGTCGGGGTCGCGGAGCTTCGTCTTTGGTCGGATGGTGGCTCCTGCGGCCCTTTTCTTATGGTCGAGCCGTCGTGATTGTTAGTTCCGTTCTGCTATGCCACTTACGCGGGACGCTACCGCCGTGTGCATTTCAATGCAGACTCCGTGACTTCTTTTCTCTCGCCACATTACGAGCGTTCCGAACCGATTGAGCGGGGTCACGCAGAACCACGCAAGGGGTGCGGAGTCCCTAACACGCTCAACCAGTGAAATGTAGGTGCCGCCCTCGTTGCTCTGAGTGCAGACTAGCAAAGATTTCGGACAGCGATTCTGGCCGTCTACCTGCAGTTTCGTGGGTTACTTTGGACACACTTTTGAATCTTTGTCAGCGGCCCTGTCGGATAACGTGACTCGATGTGTCGGATGATGCCTGTAAATGAAAAGCGGGGACACGAAATTGTTTTCGTGTCCTCCGCTTGTGACAAATGCATTCGTTGTTATTCGTCAAACAACACAGATTCTCTACATTATCCACATGTTGCGTCCTGGCTGGATCCATCACAATCCAGGAGCTTGTCGATACCGTCAGCTATGGCCTTCTGCTCGGCCCTGAGCTTGTCTTGATGCTGCTCGAAGAGTCTCTTCGCTTCGTCCGTGTATCGCCTGGCGTCGCTCAACGCGAAGTCCCTCTCGTATTCTTCCAGCTCCTGCTCCGCGGCCTTATCGGCTTCGAACATGTCGTAGTAGATGTGGCCCCATTCTTCGTACGAGATCTCGCCCCTCATGGCGCGAAGGACGAACTGCTCGTGCGCTTCTTGCGCTTTGGCGATACTCTTTTCCGCCCTCTGTGCGGCCAGGAGCTTTACCACGATGGACGTAACGAGTCGCTGGTTGTCCTCGTTCAGTCTCTCGTAAGCACCGTGCATAGTCTCGGCGTCCATCCTGTCTTTCTCGGAGCTGGTTGGTACCCAGTGGCTCCCTACCCAGGCGTCGCCCCAGAAAACGTACCCGTCCACAAGGAAGTCGCGCGAAACGCCGAAGAGCTCGCACGTCCTGTCCAGAGACTCGGCGGGCATACTGCCCGGATTCTCAAGCCACCTCTTGATGGTGCGAGTTGACACATTGACATATCTCGCCCACTCTTCCACGCTCCCGCCCCAACGCCTGGCGGCGTCGTATAGATTCTCACGGCGAGACAAAAGAGTTACCTCGTCGTCTGTATGTAACGGCCATTTATTGGGGTCGTGGTCGTACTTTCTCGCCATTGGGTTGCCGCCCTCCGTGCCGGATGATGCTTGCCGCCGTCCCCATTGTGGCAGACGGACGCGGTACGATGCCGCGCCCGCCGCCAACTTAGGTGCACGGCTACTCTTCGCCTTCGCCGTCCTCGGTCGCGTCCTGGGCGCCCTCAGTCAGCCCGGCGCGGAGCTTGCAAGCTTGCGAGCGCGCCCACTCGATGCGGGACGTGATGCCCTCGGCGTAGATTGCCAGGGCGTCCATGTCAGCGTCGATTGACGTGTCCAGTTCGCCGGATACCAGCAGAGCAACAAGCCTGTCGACGGCGTTCTTCGCCGTGATGAGCGCCATGTCTATGCTGTCGGCCTTGTAGTAAAGCTGCTCCCTGTTCATCGTTACCTCGCCCCCTCCAGGTCGCGCTTCGCCGCCATTACCTTGCCCACGCTCTCCCAAAGGCTGTTTGCAAGCATGTTGAGCGCCACGCCCTCGGCGTCCCCGCGCCTGTCGTCGGCCATCGTGTCCAGCACGTAGGCGACGCCGCGAACGTTGTCCATGGCGAGCGCCATCACGTCCGTTAGCTTGATCTCGGCGAGCTCGGCCGCTGTCGGCTCCTTCTCCATTGTCCCGTCCATCGTGTTATCCTTTCTCACACGGCCCCGCGGGGCCATTTACTTAGGTCACGGCGCTTATGCTTTGCTAGAGTGGGGCGCCGTGGCCGCTTACCCTGGTTGGTTATCCTTCGTCTTTCTTTTCGTCCTTCTCGGCCGGGCGTACTGACATGACCTCGCCCATCGTCTCCATTTGCTCCTTCTTGTCGCTGGGTATGAAGTCGAAGTAAATCCGGTACGTGATGCTAGGGTCACTGTGCCCCAGGAGCTTTGCCATGTCCTCAACCTTGATGCCGTTCATGAGCCCGTTGGTCGCAAAGCTGTGCCTAAGCCCGTGGAAGGTGAGACGCGCGCCGCGAATGTCGGTCACGTTGTTTGCGTCCGCGAAGTACCGCCACACTTTGCAGAGATAGCCGGGACTAAAGTAGCCCTTGTCGGCTTCGTCGCTTGGGGTGCCGAAGACGTACTGCGTGCCTGAGAACTCCACGCCTTCGAGCTCGCATTGCTCCTTCATCCACTCGTATCGGTAGGCGAGAAGGTCTCTCATGGGCTGGTTTGTCTCGAAGTGGCGCCACTGGCCGCTCTTAGGCACGTCGCTGGGGTAGGTGCCCCTGCTGTCCCTCTGGATGGCCTGGCGGACGTTGACGACGTTGAATTCCTCGGTATCCCACCCGTCTACGTCCATCCAGCGGAGCCCGCAGATCTCGCCCTCGCGCATGCCCGTGAGAAGCGAGAACCTGGCACAATCGGCCATATGAGTGTGGCCGATGCCGTCAAGAAGCGAGTTCAGACGCGCGATTCCGGGCCTGTCAAGCGTGCTAACCTTCCCGGACTTGCTCGGGATGGTCGGCTTGCCGTCCTCAACGCTGATGTACTCACAAGGATTCTTGGGGAGAAGGTCGTCCTTAGCCGCCTTCTTCATGGCCTGGTTCAGCAGCCGGAAGGCCTTCACGAGGACCGCTTCGCCCTTGCCCTCTTCCTTGCGGAGCGTCCGCAGCCATTCCTCCACGTCGCGCGCCGTAAGGCTTGCCACGGGCTTGTCCAGCGCGGGGTGAGAAATGAGCTTTAGCGCGTACCTCTGATTGTCACGGGTGGAGATTGCGAGCTTCGCGCCCGTCCTGGAGTTGCGCTTGGTTGCCAGGTAGTCCTCCACGTACTCGTAGACCGTCATGCGTGCCTTATCTGGTATGGACGCCTGTATCGCGGCTTCCTCGGCTTCGCGCTGGGCTTGCAGCTCCTTCTGGCGCTCTTTCTCGACCAGGGATTCCTTCCATTCCCTGAAGACCTTCTTCGCGTCGTTGGAGCCCTTGCCCTTGGCTTCCCCGCGTGCCTTGCGCTCTTCGTCTGGATCCTTCGGGTCACATTGGATGCCCAGGAAGTGGCCGACTCGCCGCTGTTTTCCGTCCTCGGTATAGCTCACCTCGCCGTACCACTCCCACGATCCGTTCCGCTTTTGGCGTTTGCGGATAGCGCCTTCCGTGAACTGTTTCAATGTGGGTGCCGCCCTTCTTCTTCGTTGCGCCGCTAATGTGCCGCTATCGTGCCGCTAAGAAACGATTGGAGTTTCATAGTACAGCCTTTGACAGATATTAACAACTGTTGCATTTAACAGGTAAAACGCAAATCATGAGTCAAAGTCTGTAAAACATTGATAAGCCGTGAATAGCGTTATTTCATCCTTCACACGGATGGGGTCGCTGGTTCGAATCCAGCATCGCCCACCAGAGAAACACGAGGTCAAACGGGTAAAACTGTTTGACCTTTTATTTTTAGCAAAGCCTGTTTCGCTAGTGCGCCGCTAACGTGCCGCTAAGACTCTCGGCTTGCACGTTATGCGCCGCTAAGGTCGGCTGGATTGCTAGCGGCTCAAGCCGCGCCTTCACGTAGTCCACACGGATGCCCGCTTGAATATCGCAGACTATCTCAACAAAAAAAAGCGCCCTACAGCACGACGGCTGCGGGCGCTCTGAGGTCAATTCTCGACCATGCAAACCTTCTCTTAATATCGTGTTTGCGTGTCCTATGCGTTGGCAGCATCCAAAACTGAGAAACCGCACGTAGATGGCGCGTTCTGTGCCGTTTCTAAGCCCTTGCGCCGCTATCGTGGCCGCTAGGTCGAATCCGCGGTTCGAAGGCCGCTATCGGGCTTAGAACGGCCCGTTAACCTGCGCAAACGCATACGCGGCGAGAAGCCCCCGCACGTCCTGGGCTGACTTCGCCACATCCTGGAGCGCTTGTGCCGTGTCCAGGAATGACAAGACGCTTCCAGCGGGCGGCTGTTCTGGTGGTCGCAAGAATCGTGACCTGTACGTACAAGTCACACTGGCCGCGGTCGCGGGGTGGTGCGAGGACGTGCGGGGGAGACCCCGCGCCCCTGTGATGCCCCTCTGGGCGTTTTTAGCTAGCGGGCACGGCCCGCAAGCGTCAAGAATGGGTAAATAGTCGTTTCCGCGCGTTGCGGGCCTTGCGTCCCCTGTGCGGACGGCTTAGACGATGGCTCAAGGTGCAACGTGGGAACGTTGCGGTCGCAATAAGCCGGGCCATTTGGTCTAGACTGGTCTGCAAGGGGCCTTAAACGGGCTTAGAATGCGTCGTCTACCTGCACAAACATTGTTTGAGCTTGGAGGTCGTATTGGGTCGTCACAAGGGGTCACGCCCAGAACTCGCTCACTTACAAACGCCGCCTGAAAAGCGCAACGCGGAGTGGTGGCTTGCAGAGCACGGCCCAGCAGAACAAGCCGTGACAAGCGCCGCGGCAATTCAGGAGTACTCGAAGGACGACACGATCGCCTACGTGGGGCGGCGCCTGTTGGACGTTCGCCTGGACTGGCTCGCCCTGGTTGACGACACGTGCGACCTGATCCTGCTCGAGCTCGAGAAGATTGCCCCGCCGGAGGTGGCGGATGCATGTCGGCGCCACTTCATGGGCGGCGAGACGTGGGTGAGCGCCGCTAGGCACAATGGCGTAGACCATCCCAAGTTGTACTTTGATTCCAGGCGTTG